CAGAGACAGAGACAGAGACAGAGAAACAACCTAACGGTTGTTTACCCGCCGATGGCGGGAAGGCAAAGCGCAAGTCGAAGTTGCCGGAAGATTGGGAGCCGACTGCCGAGCATCTGGAATACGCCAGAGCGCAGGGCTGTGCAGATCCCGCCGACACGGCAACCCGGTTCAAGCTTCACCACCAGTCCAAGGGCACCCTCGCGCTCGATTGGGACAAGGGCTTTCAGTACTGGTGCCGGAACGAGAGCAATTTCCGTCGCCCGCAGGCCGGTCAATTTGACCGTACAGAGGGTTTGCCGACTTCCCGCGACGGAGACAGCCAATGGAACGCGCGCCTTCGTGGCTGGCGTCCTGGGCGCTTCTGGAATCGAGGCGATTGGGGGCCAGATCCGACCGAGCCGGGATGCAGGGCTCCCGCCTCATCACTCAACCACTGGCGGCAGGAGGCGATGCAGTGAGTAACACCAACGACAGAATGGAAGTGGTGGAGATCGTGGCGCGGGGCATCTGTGGCCACAACACTCCCTGCGAAGCGTGCCGATTGAGTGCAGAGCGCGCCCTTACCGCCATCGAGTCATCAGGCCGGAGGATCGTGCCGGTGGAGCGCATGGTTGATTACTTTGCCGAAATTGAGGCTGCCATAACGTCGATCCAAGGCGCGCTGCGCCACTACAAACAGCCGCAGGACGTGCACTTCCATTTTGCGCTCAAGGCTTGTCGCGATGGTGTTGCCATGCTCTCCGCCTCTCCCAAGGTGACGCCATGACCAAAGCAGACGAACTGAACGCGCTGGCGGATAGGTGCGAGCGGGAGGAGGGCGGCGCGGAATTGAACGCGCGCATTTTTGAAGCGGTTTATACCAACATGATCTGCAGGGCAGGCGTTAGTCTTTACGACTACACAGAAAGCCTAGACGCAGCCGTGAGCCTCGTGCCGAAAGATTACGATTGGATCGTTTGTAGAGCGAATGGCGGGCTCACGCTCCACGCCTGCGTTGGCGACACAAATGAATACTTCTCTTCAACCCCAGCGCTCGCCCTATGCGCCGCCGCTCTCCGCGCCCGCGCAGCCCTCTCACAGACAGAGGCAGAGGAGGCCAAATGAACGGACGCACCTGGACCGCAGACGACACCGCCACGCTGACCCGCATGGCCGGCTCCGGGGCTTCCGATCGCGAGATTGCGCGCCACATGAACCGGGGCGTGAAGCTGATCGGCCGGAAGCGGCGCGACCTCGGCATCGAGCGCGGTGTCAGTCCGGCGCTCGCGGCAATGCTGGCCCGGACGAGCGGGCGGAAACGTAGACTGGTGAGGGTGTGATGGCTGCTGGTAACAGCAAGGCAACAGCGCCGGGAAGGCCGTTCCAGAAGGGCCAGAGCGGCAACCCAAGCGGCCGGCCCAAAGACGTCGGGCCGATCAAGGAACTGGCCAAGCAGCACACCGAGGCGGCCATCAATGCCCTCGTGGGAGCGCTCACGGACGAGAACGGACGGACGCGCGTTGCCGCAGCGGAGGCGATCCTCGACCGCGGCTATGGCAAGCCCACCCAGCACCACGAACTGGACGCGGGCGACGAGCTGGTGCGGCGCATGTCCGAAGCCGCCAAGAGGCTGAAGGATGGCGGAAGCTGAACGGCGCGACCCTGAAGGCGACCTGATCGAGGTCATCGCCGGGTTCCGCCACGACCCATTGGGCTTCGTGCGCTATGCGTTCCCATGGGGCGAGCCGGGCACCGAACTGGCAGACGAGACGGGCCCGCGCCCGTGGCAGATCGAGACGCTGAACATCATCGCCGAGGCCCTGACGGCCGACGACATCGAGGGCGCGCTGCGCATTGCCACGGCATCCGGCCACGGCATCGGCAAGTCGGCGCTGGTGTCCTGGGTGATCCTCTGGGGCCTGGCAACGGCGCCGCTGACCAAGGTGGTGATCACGGCAAACACGGGCGACCAGCTCCGAACCAAGACATGGCCGGAGGTGTCGAAGTGGTTCAACCTGCTGATCTGCCGGCACTGGTTCAAGTTCGAGGCGACGTCGATCGCGCGGCGCAACAGCAGCGGATCGAAGGAGTGGCGCTGCGATGCTGCGACCTGGTCCGAGAACAATACGGCGGCCTTCGCGGGCCTGCACAACAAGGGCCGGCGGATCCTGCTGCTGTTCGACGAGGCGTCGCAGATCGCCGACAAGGTGTGGGAAGTCGCCGAGGGCGCGCTGACCGACGAGGACACCGAGATCCTGTGGCTCGTCTTCGGCAACCCGACCGAGAACACCGGGCGGTTCCGCGAGTGCTTTGCCGGCGGCCGGTTCGCTCATCGCTGGCGGCCCCGGCAGATCGACAGCCGCGACGTCCCGGGCACCAACAAGCGCGAGATCGACAAGTGGATCGCGGACTGGGGCGAGGACAGCGACTTCGTTCGCGTCCGCGTGAAGGGCGAATTCCCTCGAGGAGGCAGCATGCAATTCATCGACGGTGAGACGGTCGAGGCGGCCATGACGCGCGAGGCGGTCAGCCACCTCCGGCAACCCCTGGTGATGGGCGTGGACGTGGCGCGGTTCGGCGAGGATCAGTCGGTGATGACGTTCCGGCGAGGACTGGATGCCCGCACGATCCCCACCGTGAAGAGCCGCGGCCTCGACCTCGTCACGCTCTCCGGTAAGGTGGCAGAGCAGGCCATGCAGCACGGCGCGCGGGCCATTTACATCGACGAGGGCGGCATGGGAGCGGGCGTCGTCGACATGGTGCGCGTCATGCTGCCGGGCCGGCTGGTGGCGGGCGTCAACTTCGGCGGCAAGGCCGATCGCTACATGAGCGGCGGCGACCTCCCGCTGGTGGCCGACAAGGCCGCAGAGATGTGGGCCAGCATGCGCCTATGGCTGAAGACCGGGGCGATCGAGAACGACCCGGAACTGAAGGCAGAACTGACCGGCCGGCAGTACGGCTTCGACACGCACAACGCCATCCGCCTCGAGCGCAAGGAGGACATGAAAAAGCGCGGCCTGTCCTCGCCGGACGTGGCCGACGGCCTGGCGCTCACCTTCGCCTATCCGGTGGCCGACGTGCCGGCCGACCAGCCAGCGCCCGCGCTCAACCCGTTCTCCGGGCTTTCGGTGCAATCCGACTACGATCCCCACGCCGATCTATAGGTTGTGCTTGATTTTGAAAAACCCCCTCAGGATGGTGAGTGGCTGACCCCTCTGTGAGGTTCAGCACTTGGGTTTATTCTCCATGATGTCGGCCGCCACTGGTGTTGGCGCCCAGCCCGCGCCGCTCCCCCCGGCGCCCGAGCCCATCCCGCAGATGGCCGACGAGTCGGTCAAGCGCGCGAGAGATGAGGAGAAAAAGCGCGCTGCCGCGATGTCGGGCTATGCCTCCACGATCTCTACGGGCGGTCAGGGCGTTGTTGGTCCTGCCAGCACGACGGCCGGCAAACAGCTTTTGGGTGCTTGATGCACCCGTACATCGAAGATCGTTCTATCCCCGAGCCCAACAGCGGCTGCTTGCTGTGGACGCTGTCGTATTTCCCCAACGGCTATGGGCAAGCGCGGTGGGGTAGGCGCGGCACCGGGGCTCACCGAATCTCTTGGGAGCTGAACTGCGGCCCGATTCCTGCTGGTCTGTGCGTCTGCCACAAGTGCGACAACCGCGCCTGCGTGAACCCGGCCCATTTGTTCCTTGGCACGCATCAAGACAACATGGCCGACCGGGATGCCAAAGGCAGGCAACATCAACCGAAAGGCGAGTTGCAGGGCGGCCACAAGCTCACTGAAGCGGGCGCTCTAGAGATACTTGCGGAGCCCGGCCCTGTGACATTGGTGCGGGCAGCAGAACTGGCCGCCAAGCATGGCATTGGCCTGTCGCACGTTTACCGAGTCCGCCGTGGTGATCGTTGGGCGCACCTGCAGGTGGCCGCCTGATGGCCCGCGACGCCGCCCTCCGCAAGCACCTCGACGACCGCATCAACGTCCTGAAGCGGCAGCGCTCGTCCTGGGAGGGCGGCTGGCGTGACCTCTCGCGCTACGTGAACCCGCGCCGCGGCCGGTTTTTCGCGTCGCCCAACTCGAACCAGGGCGGCACCCAGAAAAACGGCGCCATCCTCGATCCCACCGCGCTGTTCTCGCTGCGCACCCTCGTTGCCGGCCTGATGTCGGGCGTCACCTCGCCGGCCCGGCCGTGGTTCCGGCTCACCGTGGCCGATCGCCAGGTCGCCCAGCTTGGCCCGGTCAAGGCGTGGTTCGACGACAGCGCCGAGCGCATGCGGATGGTCTTCAACGCCGGCAACCTCTACTCGGCCCTGCCGCTGATCTACGAGGAGCTGGGCCAGTTCGGCACCGGCTGCGCGATCCTCGAGTTCGATCGCGAGGACGTGATCCGTCTCTACACGCTCACGACCGGCGAATACTGGCTCGGGCTGGACTGGCGCGGGCGGGTCGACACGCTGGCCCGCCGGTTCATGTACACCTACCGCCAGGTCGAGCAGCGCTGGCCCGACCACGGCATCGCGGAGATCACGACCAAGGCCAAGAGCTCCGAGGCCGACAACGAGATCGCGATCATGCACATGATCGAGCCGAACCCGAAGGTGGAGAAGGGGCGGCTCGACTACGCCGGCAAGGCGTTCCGCTCGGTCTACTGGCGCGAGGGATCCGGGCAGGCCGAGGGCGAGATCATCCACCGCTCGGGCTACAGCCGCTTCCCTGTCCTGGTGCCGCGCTGGAAGCCGATCGAGAACGAGGCCTATTCCCAAGGCCCCGGCCACGACTCCCTGCCGGACGTGAAGTCGCTGCAGATCCTCGCCAAGCGCGAACACAACGCCGTCGACAAGCATGTAAACCCGCCGATGGGCGCGCACATCAGCCTGCGCGGCTCGGCCTCATCCGTCCTGCCGGGCGCGATCAACTACTTCACGACGCAGGAAAAGGGCGCCGGCATGTGGCCGCTCTACCAGACGGCTCCCGGCGCGATCGCCGAGGTCGAGCGGCTGGTGATGCGGACCCGTGAAAGCGTGAAGTCCGCCTTCTTCGCCGACCTGTTCCTGATGTTCGATCAGATGGAGGGCGTGCAGCCGCGCAACCAGCTTGAGATCAGCACCCGGCGCGAAGAGAAGATGCAGATGCTGGGGCCCGTGCTGGAAAACCTGCACGACGATCTCCTGCAGCCGCTGGTCCAGCAGACCTTCGACATCATGTTCGAGAACCGCCTGCTCGCCGAACCGCCGGAGGAGCTGCAGGGCTACCCGCTCGACGTGGAGCTCATCTCGATCCTCGCGCAGGCGCAGAAGGCGGCCGACCTGTCGAGCGTTGAGAGGCTGTGGGCCTTCGCCGGCAGCATTTCTGCGACGCGGCCCGAGGTGCTGGACAAACTGAACGTCGACAAGAGCATCGATGTCTATGCCGACAAGCTGGGCGCTCCAGCCGTCATGACCGTGGCCGACGATGTGGTTGCGAAGATTCGCGCAGCTCGTTCACAGCAGGCGCAGCAGGAGCAGGCACTCGCCTCGGCAACCACCATTGCACAAGGCGCAAAGACGCTTTCCGAAACGGAGACGGGCGCAGGGCAGAACGCGCTTCAAAGCGTGCTGGGGTTGCAATGAGAGCCGGCGACAAGATCGAGCGCATCACCTTGCTGGAGCGCGTTGTCGTCCGGAAGCGCGGGCATTGGCTCTCCCGTTGTGATTGCGGGAAGCAATGGATGTGCCGTGAGGACGGGATCAAGGCTGGCGTCGTGAAGTCCTGTGGCTGCCTGAAAAACGAAATCGCGGCTGCACTCAAGACAAAGCACTCGATGCACCTGACGCGGGAATACAAAAGCTGGAACGGGATGATCCAGCGTTGCTCGAACCCGCGAGCGACCGGATTTGCCAATTACGGCGGCAGAGGGATCAAGGTTTGCGACGCATGGCGTTCCAGCTTCGAGGCCTTCTATGCCGACATGGGGCCGCGCCCCGATGGCATGACGCTCGACCGGATCGACGGGGACGGCAATTACGAACCCGGCAATTGCCACTGGGCAACGCGCGCCGAGCAGACGGTAGGCCGTCGTCCGACCAAGTGGGTAAGGCTCCGGGGCAGGCTTATGCCTCTTGCCTATGCCTCGACTGAACTCGGGATGAGCCCGTCAGGCATATACCACCACATCTATTCGCGCGACGTGACTCCGCAGGAGGCCGTCGACTTCTACGCAGCGAGGGCCGCTGCATGAGCCACGATCCGAACTCCGCCCGCCAAGTCCGTGACGCCGAGAAGCGCGAGAAGCTGCAGCTCGATCAGGCGGCCGACGACGTGCGCGCGGTCATGGTGACGGAGCAGGGCCGCCGCTTCGTGAACGGCCTGCTGGGCATCTGCGACATCCGCGCCGACGGCTACGTGCCGGGCGGCCCCGAGGCGCAGCGGCATCAGGACTACATGGCCGGGCGCCGCTCCATCGGGATCGAGGTGCTGGGCCAGATCGAGCAGCACGCGCCGCTGATGACCGAACTCATGACGACCGAGGCGCGCGCCGCCGCTGCCGAGAAGCAACTGGCCAACGAGCTGGCCGCGCAGGAGCAGGATGATGGCTGACGAGACCACGACGACCACCGAGACCACGACCACGGAAACGACGGCGCCCGAGACCAAGGCGGCCGACACGACCACGACGACCGAAACCAAGGCCGCGGAGACCACGACCGAGACGAAGCCGGCCGAGACCACGGAAACCAAGCCGGACACCGAGACCAAGGCCGACGCCCCGGCCGACTACACCGCGCTCAAGCTGCCCGAGGGCTACAAGCCCGACGACCCGGTCTTCGCCGACGCGGTGAAGCTGTTCGAGGGCGAGAAGATCGCGCCCGAGGTGGCGCAGAAGCTGATCGATTTCACGGTCGAGCGGGACAAGGCGATTGCCAAGGCGGTCAATGACCAGTCGGCAGCGCAGTGGACCAAGCAGACCGGCGAATGGCGGGCGAACGCCGAGAAGGAGTTCTCCGCCGACCAACTGGGCAACGCCAAGACGGCGCTCGCTCAGGTCTTCGACAAGGAGACCGTCGCCTACCTCGAAGGGCTGGGGTTCACGAACCACCCTGGCCTGATCCGGGGGATGGTGAAGGTCTCGCAGGCGATCAAGGACGACACGTTCGTCGGCGGCAATGCCGGCCGGGTGAACGGCGCGATGGACGCCAAGTCTCTCTACCCGAACACCCAGCACAATTAGGAACCCTGACCAATGGCAACTCTTTCCGTAACCAATCCGACCCTGGCCGACTGGTCCAAGGTCGTCGACCCCGACGGCAGCACCGCGCAGGTGATCGAGCTTCTGTCGCAGATGAACGAGATCACCGACGACATGGTGTGGGTCGAGGGCAATCTGCCCACCGGCCACCGCACCAGCGTGCGCACGACCCTCCCGAGCGGCACCTGGCGCCGGTTCAACGAAGGCGTCGCGCCGACCAAAAGCACGGCCGTCCAGATCACCGACACGTGCGGCATGCTGGAGACCTACTCCGATATCGACAAGGCGCTCGCCGACCTGAACGGCAACACCGCCGCCTACCGCCTCACCGAGGATCGCGCCTTCATGGAAGGCCTGACGCAGCAGTTCGCCGGCATGCTGATGTACGGCAACACCTCGACCAACCCCGAGCGCATCATGGGGTTCGCGCCGCGCTACAACACGACCTCGACGGCGACGTCGCAGACCGCCAACAACTTCATCAGCGGCGGTGGCTCGGGCTCCGACAACACGTCGATCTGGCTGGTCGGCTGGGGCGACCTCACCGTTCACGGTATCTTCCCGAAAGGCAGCAAGGCCGGCCTGTCGATGCGCGACCTCGGCGAGCAGACGATCCTCGACGCGATCGGCACCCGCTACCAGGGCTACCGCACGCACTACAAGTGGGACTGCGGCCTGACGGTGCGTGACTGGCGCTATGTCGTGCGCATCGGCAACATCGACGTGTCGGATCTCGCGGGCTCGACCCCGGCCGACCTCGTCAAGCTGATGATGCGGGCGATGAACAAGATCCCGAACATCAAGATGTGCCGGCCCGCCTGGTACATGAACCGCACCACGAAGCAGTGGCTCGACATCCAGCGCAATCTCGGCGCCTCGGTCGCGGCCACGACCAACAACACCAACATCCGCCGCACGCTCGACGAGAGCGACGGCAAAATGTTCGACAACTTCGGTGGCATCCCCATCCGCAAGGTCGACCAGATCACCCTCGCCGAAGCGACCGTGTCGTAAGCGGCAGCTCAGGAAAGGAAATCAGACCATGATGTACGACAAGCTCAACACCTTCGGCACCGACCAGGCGGTCACCGTGACTGCCGCGTCCACCGACATCATCGACCTCAGCGTCGTCCGCGACCTCGGCAACGGCGAGCCGATGGAACTGATCATCCTCTGCACGGAGGCGGTAACCGCCGCCGGCGCTGCGACGGTGACCTTCACCTTCGAGACCGACGACAACAGCGGCTTCTCGTCGACCGCTGTCCTCGCCAGCACGTCGGCGATCGGCAAGGCGTCCCTGACGATCGGCACGGAAGTGCTGCGTGTGAAGGTGCCGCTCGCCGTCGAGCGCTACCTGCGCGTCAACTACACGGTGGCCACCGGCCCGCTGACGGCCGGCAAGTTCACCGCGTTCCTGGCCGAGGAGCGTCAGGCCAACGTGGCCTACGCCTCGGGCTTCACCGTCAGCTAACCGGAGACTGATCAATGGCCAAGGCCGACACCACCGAGGCGCGCAAGCCTCTCCAGTACGTCGTCGTCGACAATCCCTTCTACGACGGCGTGCAGCTTCATCCCGTGGGCTCGCGCGTGATCTGGGCCGGAAAGCCCGGCGGCTCGCTGGTCCCGTGGGAGGAGCGGGACAGCCGCATCAGCACCACCGAGGCGCCGATCTTCGGCGATCCGCTGGGCGGGCGCGGCGATGGTGCTCCGGTCAAGGCCGCAGATCCCAGCGCGCCAGCCATCCTGGTGCAGTGACCCGCTACGGGGCCGGTCTTCTGATCGGCCCCGACTTTCATCCCAGGAGACCGCTATGGCCAGCATGGAACTGAGCGCCGAGGACGCCCTCGAGCAGACGATGCCCGAGCCCTACGTGCAGCGCTACGCCGTGAACGAGTTGCACATCAGCTCGGACGGCCTGGAAGCGATGGGCATGGTGGAACCGCTCACGCCAGGCGCGACGGTCCGCGTGACCGCGCTTGCGACGGTCATGTCCTCCGCTCTTGACGACGAAGGCGAGGGCGCCGGCCGCCTCTGCATCCAGATCACCGATCTCGAACTGGACCCGACCGGGACGAAGATCGACGCCGGCATACTCTACCCCAGCATGAAGTCGCTGTAGCGATGGACCCGATCTTTCTGCCCAGCGGCGGCCTTGGCGTGCGCATCGAGGCGACCGACGCCAGCCAGCGCGCCGAGCTTGTCGGTGACGGCGACACGATCATCGCCACCAACATGGGCAGCGTGGCGGCCTACATCTGCTATGGGCGCAGCGACGTCGAGGCGACCACTGCCTGCTATCCGATCCTGCCTCGCACGAAGGAGGACGGCATCATGCTGAGGAACGCCTCCGGCTCATGGGTCGCCGCCATCTGCGATACGGGCCAGTCCACCACCATTCTCTTCCATCGCGTCGCCCGCTGAGGAGCCGATCATGAACGTCATATCCTTCATCAAGCGTTCGCTGCAGGGCGGCACCGGAGCCGCCGTCCGCGTCGCCGACGACCAGCCGCTGCCGGTTTATGTTTCGGTCCCGCCTGCGGGCTCGACCGGAGGTGCTGGCGAGTACCAGACCGTCGCAGCCGGGCAGACGGCCCAGGTGATAGGTGCCACCGGGGCAACCGGCGACTATCTCGCGCGCGTCATCCTGCAGCCGGCGGCCACGACCGCGGGCACGACCACGATCCTCGACAACGCCACGGTGATCTTCACCTACACCGCCGGCACCCTGACGGACCTCAAGCCAATTGTCGTGGAGATCGGGGCCTACAGCACGACGGGCGCCTGGAAGATCACGACCGGGGCCAGCATGGCCGCGCTGGCGGTTGGCAACTTCACCTGATGTCGATCCACACGGAATCCTATGCGGCAATCGTGGCGGAGGCGGAGGTTTCTGCTGCCGAAGCGGCTGCATCGGCTACCGCTGCGGCGCTGTCGGCGACCAACGCCGACGCTTCGGCGGATGACGCCGCCTATTGGGCGCAGATCGCGTCCTTGACGACCTATGGCTTCGAGCTTCTTGCGGACCTGACCGCCTTCACCACCGCCGCCGACCATGAGAGCGCGACCGTCTGGGGCGACACCGACGCGAACAACGGGATCTACCACTGGGACGACGGCGGCTCGGTGTGGGTGAGCGACGCGGAAGTCGCGCTGTTGCAGGCCGACGTGAAGGCGTTCCTCGCCGACTACAGCGTCACGATCTGAGCAGCGGCCCTCGGCAATGCGCCATACATACGCAAGAGGCGAGCATATATGAGCGACGCGCCAACATTCGAGAACCGGCTTTCGACCGGCAACCTCATCACCATCGCCGTTAGTGTGATTGCGCTCGCCACCACCTGGGGGACGCTTCAGTCCGACATTCGCGCACTGGCCCAGCGCGTCGACAAGGGCGAGACCCGCGACGACAAGACCGCCGAGACGCTGGATCTGATGAAAAGCGCGCTGATCGAGCTGAGGTCGGACAGCAGGGCCACCAAGCTCGAGGTGGAGCGCATGGGCCGCCAGCTCGACCGCATCGTCGACAACCGCGGCAACGCAATTCCCGCGAACCCGATGAGAGGCACGCCATGATCGACTATCAGTCAGCCGCCGACCGGATCGGCGTCGAGGTTGCCGCCGTGAAGGCCATCGCCGAGATCGAGAGCAGCGGGCGCGGCTTCCGCGACGGCCTGCCGATCATCCGCCTCGAGGCCCACTGGTTCGGCAAGCTCACCGGCTACCAGCACAATGACAGCCACCCGCATATTTCCTGCCGGGCATGGACGCCTGCGCTTGCCGCCCGCAATCAGGGCGAGGCGTGGGTGCAGTTCGACGAAGCGGCCTCGCTGGACGAGGGCGCGGCCATCCAGTCGACGAGCTGGGGCGCCTTCCAAATCATGGGCTTCCACTGGCGGGTGCTGGGCTATGACAGCCCGCAGGCGATGCGCGAGGCGATGGGCACCGACGAGGGCCAGCTCGACGCTTTTGTGCGCTTCGTGAAGGCCGACGCGGTCCTGGTTGACGCTTTACGTCGCAAGGACTGGCATATTTTTGCCGCCCGCTACAACGGACTGGGGCAGATTGATCACTACGCCGGCTTGATGGCTGCAGCCTACGAGAGGCACGCCTGATGCCGCTGATCCCCCTCCTGCTTGGCCTCGCGCCGACCGTCGCGTCTTGGCTGATGGGCGACAAGACCGGGGCCGCCGTCTCGCAGGTTACGGGCATCGCTCGCGAGATTCTGGGAACCTCGGATGCCGCCGGCATCGAGCGGGCGATTGCAACAGACCCGAACCTTGCGCTGCAGTTCAAGATGGCCGTCATCCAAGCCGAGGTAGACGCCAAGAGGGCCGCCGATCAAGCCGAGCAGGACCGGCGTGTCGCTGAATTGGAGGACATCAAGGCGCGCATTGCTGATGTGCAGAGCGCCCGCAGCCAGACCGTCGAGCTCGCCAAGGCCGGCAGCGCCATCGCCTGGGGCTCGCCGATCGTGTCCGTGCTGGCGATCGTCGTGTTCGCGGGCTTCGTCTACATGCTTTTCGCGAAGGTCGTGCCCGAGGGCATGAAGGAAGCCTTGTTGCTCCTCGGCGGCTCGGCGGCGACCGGCTACGGCATGGTCCTGTCCTATTGGCTGGGCTCGTCCAGCGGCTCGGCGGCGAAGACAGTAGCGCTTGAGAAGGCGGCATCCGTGGGGAGGGGCGGCTGATGGCTACCGACATCGACATCGCCAACATGGCGTTGAGCCGTCTTGGCACGCGCGCCACGGTCGCCGACCTGACCGAGAACAGCACCGAGGCCCGCGAGATCAACCGCTGGTACGCGACGATCCGCGACGAGCTGCAGGGCCTGATCGACTGGAACTTCAACCGCGTGACGCGGGCCCTGTCGTCGTCCGGCACGGCGCCCGATCGCTGGGGCTACAGCTACGCCTACCCGTCGGACTGCCTGACCCTCTGGCGGCTCGACTTCAGCGGCGGCTGGTACTGGCACCGCTGGAACGGCCTGGCGATCCCGTTCGAAATCGCGTCGGACGGCACCAATCAGTTCCTGCTGTGCAACGACACGATCACGACGGCGATCTTCAGCCAGCGCATCACGGACCCGGCCCAGTTCAGTTCGGCCTTTATCCTGGCCTTCGTCGACTGCCTCGCCGCGGCGGTCGCCCTGGCGATCACCCAGAAGATAGACCTCGCCGAGCGCCTCGCGCGCCACGCGCAGGATCGCGTCGAGCGGGCCATGGTGAGCAGCGCCAACGAGCAGTCGACGACGGACCGCTTCCAGGTCTCCGAGTCGCTGGCCGTGCGCGGCTATGAGGATGCGCCCTTCGGTTGGCTGGGCGGGTATCGCTGATGCCGACGCCGATGGTCCTGCCGAGCTTCGCCGCTGGGGAGCTTTCCCCGGCGCTGCACGGCCGCGTCGATCTGGCAAAGTACCAGGTGGGCCTCGCGACCTGCCTGAACTGGTTCATTCACCCCTTCGGCGGGGCCTCGACGCGGGCGGGGCTGGCCTTCGTCGGGCAAGTCCTGAACGCCAACAAGCGCTCGCGGCTGATCCCCTTCGCCTTCAACACGACGCAGACCTACGTGCTCGAGTTCGGCGACCAGCAGATGCGGGTCATCAAGGATGGCGGCTACGTCCTAGAAAGCGATGTCACCATCACCGGAATCACCCGGAACAACCCCGGCGTCGCCACCACGTCGGCCGCGCATGGCTATTCGACCGGCGACACCGTGTTCATCCAGAACGCCGCCGGCATGACCGAGATCAACCGCCGGCAGCTCACCATCACGGCCCTGAGCGCCACCACCTTCGCCGTCGGCATCGACACCTCGGCCTACGGCGCCTGGACCTCGGGCGGCACCGTGGCGCGGCTCTACACCCTCGCGACGCCCTACGTGACGGCCGACCTGCCGCGGCTGAAGTACGTCCAGAGCGCCGACACGATGACGCTCACCCATCCGACCTACGCGCCGCGCAACCTGACCCGCAGCGGGCATGCCTCGTGGACCCTGACGGCGATCACCTACGCCCCGACGCAGCAGCCGCCGACGGCGCTGGCCTCGTCGTCTCCCGGCGCGGGCTTCGACTATGTCGTCACGGCGGTATCGTCGGAAACCGGCGAGGAGAGCGTGGCTTCGGCCTCGACCAGCGCCACGACGCAGACCTCGACCATCACCTGGACGGATGCCAGCGGCGCCATCTCCTACAACATCTACAAGGGCAAGAACGGCATCTATGGCTTCATCGGCCGGGCCGGGGCAGGGGCGACGGGCTTCACTGACGCGACCGTGGCGCCGGACACCTCCGACACGCCGCCGGAGAGCAAGAACCCGTTCAGCGGGGCCGACACGTATCCCGGCTGCTCGACCTACCACGAGGGGCGGCAGTGGTACGCCCGCACCAACAACAAGCCGCAGACGCTTTATTCGTCGGCCTCGGCCGCCTTCAACAACATGAACACCAGTTCGCCGTCGAAGGATAGCGACGCCATCACCCGCACCATCGCCAGCCGCGAGGTGAACGAAATCCGCCACCTGCTGAGCCTCAACGTCCTGCTCGTCTGGACCTCGGGAGCGGTGTGGAAGGCGTGGGCCGGCGCGCAGGCCGACGTGATGACCCCGGCCAATTGCGCCGTGAAGCCGCAGAGCTACGAGGGCATTGCCGAGATCCCGCCGATCGGCACCGAGAGCAGCGCGGTCTATGTGACGGCCTCGGGCAAGAAGGTCCGCGACGTGGCCTACGAGTTCGCGTCGGACAGCTTCCAGGGCCGCAACGTCTCGATCCTCGCCGGCCACCTGTTCGAGGGCAAGACGATCGAGGAATGGGCCTATGCCCGCGATCCCGACGGCATCATCTGGTGCGTGCGCTCCGATGGCGTCCTGCTGGGCTTCACCTACCTCAAGGAACACGACGTCTATGCCTGGTCGCGCCATGTGACCGACGGCACGGTCGAGAGCGTGGCCACGGTGCAGGAGGGCAGCGAAAGCATCCTGTACCTCGCGGTCAAGCGCACGGTGGGTGGGCAGACGGTGCGCTACGTCGAGCGCATGGCGAGCCGCTACTTCGTCGATGTCTATTCGGCGTGGTGCGTCGATTCGGGCGTGAGCTACAACGGCTGGAACACCGACACCGGCAAGACGCTGGCGCTCTCCGGCTTGAGCTGGAGCGCGGGCGATACCGTCACCGTCACGGCGGCCGGGCACACGCCCTTCACCAGCGCCTCGGTCGGCACGAAGTACATCCTGCGCAGTGGCCAGAACCAGGTCACGGTGACGGTGACGGCCTACACCGACACGACCCATGTCAGCGCCACGCTCGACACCGCGCCGCACACCTCCCTGCAGGCGACGACGCTGTCCGACTGGGCGCTGGCGACCCTGACGCTGGGCGGGCTGTGGCACCTCGAGGGCCGCACGCTCGCCATCCTCGGCGACGGCTCGGTCCAGCCGGCGGCCACGGTGGCGAGCGGCACGGTCACGCTCCCTCGCGCCTGCGGGCGTGTCGTGGCGGGGCTGGCCTACACCTGCGACTTGGAGACGCTGAACATCGAGGCCGGGCCGCCAACGCTGCAGGGCCGCCAGAAGGCGATCGGCGAGGTGGTGCTGCGGGTGAAGGACACGCGCGGCCTCAGCGCCGGCCCGACCTCCGACCGCCTCGTCGACGTCAAGGAACGGCAGGACGAGAACTTCGGCTACCCGACGATGCTGGCGACCGGCGACGAGCGGGTGCTGATCGACCCAAGCTGGAACACGCAAGGCCGGGTGTTCGTCCGCCAGGCCAACCCGCTGCCCGCGACCCTCGTCGCCATCATCCCCCGCATCGAAGCCGGAGCCTGATCCATGGCCCTCACGACCACGATTAACAAGGTTATTCACTCGGGCAACGCCAGCGCGACGGTGTTCGCCTACACCTTCCCGATCCTGTCGGCCTCGCACCTCAGCGTGATCTACACGAGCGCGGCCGGCGTCGAGACGACCCTGTCGGCCAGCCAGTACAGCGTGACCGGCATCGGAACGACGGCCGGCGGCAACGTCACCTACCCGCTGACCGGCTCGCCGATCGCCAGCGGCACCAAGCTGACCATCGTGCGGACGGTGCCCTACACCCAGACGACGGTGCTTTCCAACCAGGGCGGCTACTATCCCGAGGTGGTCGAGTCCCGGCTGGATCAGGTCTACATGGCGATGCAGCAGCTCGCCGAGATCGTCGGGCGCTACACCGTGAGCAGCATCAGCGACCCGGCGACGGAGCAGAGCAACTACGCGCTGATCCAGTCGCTGCAGGCCGACATCGGCGACCTCGACAAGCTCACGACGCAGGGCGACGTGCTGACCCGCGACGCCAGCGCCTACAAGCGGCTGGCGCGGGGCACGACGGATCAGGTGCTGAGCGTCAGCGGGGCCGATCTGGTCTGGCGCACGCTGGCTGCCTATCCGGTTTTCTCGGGCCGCACCCGGCAGACCGTGGCAGCGGGCCCGGTCACGACCGCTGGCCTGGCAAGCTTCCTGCCGTCGACCAACGCGGCGCTGTCGATCACCAGCCAGAACGTCACATCGACCTATCCGCTGGTTGCCACGGCTGCAGGGGGATGGTCGGGGACGACGGGCGGTCCGGTCGACACGATCGGCTACAGCACGGCCAACCTCACCTGGACGGGCCTGACCGCCAGCCGCGCGGCCGCAACGCCGAACTATCTCTACGTGACGATTTCCGGCGGCGTGATGACCACGGGCTCGACCATCGTGGCGCCGGTCTATCAGTGGGGCGGCACCCCGGCGACGACCTCGGGCCAGTTCACTTTCAACATCGCCGAAATGAAGGGCTATCTCGGCAACGGCGCCACCGCGCCCGAGTCCTTCGTGGTGTTCGTCGGCGAGGCGGCGACAGACGGCAGCGGCGTCATCAGCACGGTGGCTTATGCCTACAATGGGCGCTTTGAGTCCGCTTTCACGGCGACCTTGCCGGGAGCCAGCACGGCGATCAGCACGACTCACAATCTCGGCGTGAAACCGCGCCAGTTTGGGCTGGTGATCGAATGCACAAGCGCAGATCTGGGCTATGCGCAGGGCGATCAGGTCACGGCGGCCATAATGGGCCAGATCGCTGCCGGATATCACCACGTCTTGACCGCCTGGAGCAATGCGAAGGCG